GGCTTTGGCGAATGCTTCTGTGCGGGTGGTGTAGTAGGAGGCGCGGAGGATGTCGCCGGTGGAGGCTTCTGTGTCTTCGGGGAGGATTTCTGCGGTTTCTCCGTCGTCTGATTCTACGGGGGCGTAGGATGGGGTGTAGACGGTGCCGTCGGGTGTGAGGGTGAGTTCGATGTCGCGGTAGTCTTCTGTCTGCCAGGGTGGGGAGACGAATTCAAAGGGGGAGAATGTCCATGCGCCTCCATCATCGCATTGAAGCTGCATGATGGGGGTGTGAGGGGAGAGGATGAGGAGGAGGGAGTTTATCTGCAGCCAGGTGATTTGGGTGAGGTCGGGGTATTGCCAGGGTGTTTCTTCATCCGGGGTAAAGGTGGCGATGATGGCTGCGGTGTCGCTATCGCGGACGAGGAGGGCGGCAGGTGCGATTTCGATGAGTGCTGTTTGTTCAGCGGAGTAGCGGTAGGGGATGAGGCGTGAGGTGTTTTCGGTGGTGGTGGTGAGGTGTCGCATGCCGCGGCGGCGGGAGACTCCACCTGTGGCATGGATGTTCCAGTTGGTGACGAGGGAGCAGGAGCGGGTGGCGGCGTCCATGTCGGAGCGGAGGGTCATGGCGGGCGAGATTTCTCCGCCGTTGAATGCGAGGCGTTTCATGGAAGTACGAGTTACGAAGTACGAAGGACGAGGGACGAAGTACGAATTGGAAGTTAGCGGGCTGGGGCGCAGGTAATTTGAAAGCCCCGCCCTGCGGGGTGTGCGGGGCGGGGCTTGGGGTTGCGATGATGGGGAGTGAGAAAATGGTTCAGCTCTCCAGGATGGGGAGGACGAAGACGGCGTCGTCGCGCTTGCGTCCGCAACCAGCAGAGCCGCGTACGCGGACGTAGTAGTCCATGGCGACTTTGTCGTTGATGTCTTTGATGCGGAATTCGGTGGAGCGCCAGCGACCGAAGCCAATCTGTGATTTGAGGTAGGCGACGCACATGCGTGCGCCGTTGACGGCGGTGCCTGCTTTGTTGGTGGTGTCCATGGTGGGGAGCATGTTGCTCTGGATGATGGTGGCACCGATGGCGCGGTTGAAGACGGGGCGGCCGATGTCGCCGAGGTCGCCGATGGCGTAGTCGCGGTTGATGGACATTTCGAGCGAGCCGAGCACCTGGGCGATGGCGGGTGAGATGACGAGGCAGAGTTCGGAGGGGTCAACGGAGTTGAAGGCTTCGTTTTCTGCGAGGCGTCGGACGGCATACTTCATGCGGTCGATGACGGTGCCTGCGAGGATTTCGGAGACGCCGGTGCCGGAGGTGGCGTAGTCGATGGGGATGAGGTTGCCGGTGTTGTTGTTGAATGATTCGTAGGTGAGGTCGAGTTCGTGGGATTCGGAGCCGTCTTCACCGGTGTAGGAGCAGCCGAGGATGCCGCCACGGTTGCCGCCGTCGGCGGTGGTCTTGAGGCGGTATTTGCCGGTGGTTTTGTCTTTGATGGTGCCGAGGATGACTTCATCCATGAAGCGAGCGGCGGCGGCGGCCTGCTTCTGGCGGATGAGGTCGAGGTTGAACATGAGGTCGTAGGCTTCGGCGTTGTCGTCGTCGTTGAGGGGGATTTCGTTGTGGAACTTGCGGGGTTTGAAGCCGTAGTCGCCGACTTTGAGCTTGTCGAACACGACGGATTCTTCGTTGGAGACGTATTCGTGCATTTCGGTGTCGCCGAGGCGGGGGAAGCGGTAGTACTTGCCCTGCGGGTTGGCGATTTCGGAGACGTATGGGATGAGGCGGGACTCGGTCTGAGTCCAGTCGTGATCCCATTTGGTGGCATATTTGGTGTGTGCCAGGTCGACGAGTTGCTTGGGGAGTACGATTGACATGGGGATTTACGAGTTACGAGTTGCGAATTTGCGGGACTAAAGTCCCGCGCTCCGATGGTGGTATTATGGCGAAGAATGGTGTGAAATTCTACGTTTATTTTTATACGCGGTGATTTACTGGCCGTTGGCTCGGAGCCAGCGGTTATTGACTTCTTTGTAGCGGGGGTTCATGGGGTTGGTGAATGCGTCGTGGTCGGGGTGGTCGGGGGACATGACGGATTTAGCCCAGGTTTGTTCGGAGATGGTGTTTGCATCGAGTCCGGCGGCGGGAGGGGTGGCGTGGGCGGTGGCCATGGCGTAGAGGGCTCGCATGCCTTTTGGGGAGGCGAATACGGCGAGGTCGGCGTCTGTGAGGCCTGCTTTTTGTTTGAGGAATTCTATGTGGCCACGGGCGGTGGTCATGTTGGCTTCGTAGTCTGCGCCCCAGTCTTTTTTGAGGGCGGCGTCCTGTTGGAAGCGGTTCTGCCATTCGGCTCGGTTCTGCGCGTCGGTGATGGCGGTGTAGGCATCTGCGAAGAGTTTGCCGAATGCGGTGCCGTCGATTCCTGATTGTTTGGCGATGGGAGCGAGGATGGTGTTGAATGCGGCGGCTTCGGGGTGTTCGGCAAAGGTGTCGGGGAATGTGAGGGTGTAGTCGGGTTGCCCGCCGTTGTCGGGAGCTGTTGCGTCTTCTGACTGTGGCGTGGCGAGCCCGCTCTGAGGCTCCGCAGGCTCGGTGAGGGAGTAGGCGGCGTTGAGGGCGTCGGCGGCTTCCTTGGAGTATTCCGGCATTTCTGTCTGTTGCTGGGTGTCCGCCGCCGCAGGGCTATTTTGAGTCGGGACTGAAGTCCCGTGCTCCGATGAGGTGGACAGGGTTTCTGTTGCTGTATCGGTCGTGTTGGTTGTATCGTTTTCCATAATGATGATAGATTAGTTGTTTTGAGATTCTTGTTCTGCGAGTTGCCCGGCTTCGTCCGACCCTGGTCAGGGTCGTTCTACGCCGAGGCTCGCGCCTCCGAAACTCCGGCGCTCGGGGGGGATTTGTTTTAGTTGTTGAGGTCGGTTTCTTGTTCTGCGAGTTGGAGTTGTTGGCGGATGTAGAGGATGACTTCGCGCTGGCCGTCGCGGAGGGCGGCTGCGATGGGGCAGTAGTGTCCGTCTGCGTTGCGCTGGTAGGCGGGGAGGTTGGTCTGGAAGCGCTCTTCGAGGATTCGGAGGGTTTCTTCGTCGATGTGTTGGCGGAGGTGGCGGCGGTTGCGACGGGCTTGTGCTATGCGTTCTTCGGGGTGCATGTTTTTATTTTGTGTTTCTGAGTGCTTGTGAGCCTTGGTTGGCGGCTTGTGCGAGTTGGAGTTGGAGGGCGGCGGCTTGTGCTTCTTCGCGTTTTTTGCGGATGGCTTGTACTTCTGTGGATGTGTGGTAGATTTCTGCGGGGGCTCCTGCGTTGTCGAGTGTGTAGCGGACGAGTTTGTCTGTGTCTACGATGTCGAGGCAGGTGGGGTCGGCGGAGAGTTGGATGTAGTTGCCGATGGAGGCGAGTGCGTAGTCGAGGCTGGATTTTTCTGCCTGGTTGATGGCTTGGTTGATTTTGCCGTGGTAGGTGATTTTGGGGGTACGGATACCGAAGTGTTCGCCGTCAGCGGTGGGGACTTTGAGTTCCGGGGGCTGGGTGGCTTTGGAGGTGTTGTATTTGCCGACTCGGTAGAGGACGGCGAATACGCGGGTCATGAGGGTTGAGAAGTCTGAGCAGTAGAGGGAGTAGGTGGGGGAGCAGGCGACGATTTTTTCTTCCTGGCGGGCGTGGACTTCTGCTGCGGTCATTTCGCGGTCGATGGTGGAGATGACCTGGAGGCAAGGGACGTAGAATGCGGCCTGGAGGCGGCGTTCTATGTTCTGCTGGCGTTCGATGGCGGATTCGATGCGTCCGCCGGTGAGCCATTCGCGGGGGAGGTTGGGGGCTTCGAGGGAGGAGTCGACGACGGTGCGTCCGCCGGCGCGGAAGTCGATTTCGCCGACTTGTTCTGCGGCTTGCAGGATGCGTGGGTAGACCTGGAGGTCTGTGAGGATGTCCTGAGCGCGGTCGAGTTTGATGTTGCGGTTGAGTTCATCAAAGCATTTGTAGGCGGGTGGGTAGCCCCAGACGTTGTTGCCCCAGTTGAGGAAGCGTGTGACGAGGTAGGGGAATTCGTGGTAGCCGGATTCTTCGACGATGGGTTTGTTGCCGCCTGCGTAGAGGTAGACGGAGGCGTAGCGGCGGTTGCGGGGTGGGATGTTGTTTTCTCCGTTGGGGAGGGTGTATTCTTTGCGCGGGGTGACGAGGTGCCAGAATTCGAATTTTCTGGTGAGTCGTTCTTCGGGGCGTTCGTAGGCCTGGAGGATGTCCTGGGGGAGGTTTTTGGTGCCGAAGCGTGAGACGGCCTGGTGGGCTGTGTACTGGAAGCTGCGGCAGAGGGTGTCGACGTCGCGGTCGATGTTTTCTGCGATGCCGTAGGTGCCGATGGGTATGTGGCGGAAGTGGAGTTTGTCGTTATGCCAGCCGTCGCAGAAGAGGCAGCCGGTGCCGAAGAGGCAGCGGTCGAGGTCCATTTCGTATTTCTCGGCATAGAATTTGGAGCGGGCGAGTTCGTCGAGGGTGACGTCTGTGGCGTTGGCGTACCAGATTTCGTGTTTTTCTGAGGCGAAGGAGTCGGGGGTGACGAATTTGCACCATTTCTGACCGGAGGGGGTGATGTAGGTGTTGAAGGAGGAGGCGAGGGTGGAGCAGGCTTCTGCGGCGGCGGAGGTGTGCTCGGCTTTGCGTTTGGAGGCGGGGGTGGATACCCAGTTGAGTACGTCTGACTGGCGGGGCATGATGCGTTTGGCGAGCCAGTCCCAGATGGGGCGCATGTCGTCCATGCTTTGCATGACGGATTCTGCGAGGCGGCGATACATGGGGATTTACGAATTACGAGTTACGAAGTACGAATTACGAATTTACGGGACTAAAGTCCCGTGCTCCGAGAGGTAGGCGGCGATGCCGAGGGCGATGGAGCTCATGAGTTCGTGGCGGAGGGCGCGGATGCGCTCCAGGTCTTCATCGTTGGAGAGGAAGCCGACTTCTACGAGGACGGCGGTGGGTTTGGTCTGGCGGAGGATGGCGAGGGAGGAGAGGTTGAGGTCATGGTCTGGTCGGGCTTGTATTTTGTTGGCGCGGCCGGGCATGATGGGGCAGAGGCGTGCGGCGATTTCTTTGGCCAGAGTCTTGCCGCCGGGGCTGTCGGTGTAGGAGCCGTCCGCGTGGTAGGTGCGGTGGTGGCAGACGTGGGCGCCGCGGGCTGATGGGTTGGTGCTGGAGTCGCAATGGAGAGAGATTGCCAGGTCGTAGTGACCGGCGTTGATTGCCCGGATGGTTTTGTTGAGGTCTCCGGTGTTGGTTTCTGCGGGGAAGTCGATGATATCGACCTCGAAGCGGGCAGTCTGATAGCTTTCCAGGATGGATTTGAGGACGGCGGCGTTGTGGAGGGATTCTTCGTGTTCGTCTGCGCCGTTGGTGATGGTGCCGGTGCGGTTGGCGTGGCCGATGTCGATGGCGAT